AAGCCGGATCCGGATCACTATGTTTCGACCGACTTGCTGGCACAGTCGATCGCGGTTCGACGGGATCCAAACCCTCAGCGCAGTGGAGCAAACGAGCGCTACCGCGTGCTGATTAGCCGGAGCAAAAAGTACGTTTATCCGGAAACGCTGCGCGAGAAACACCAAGTCAAGACGATCATGACGGCGCGCTACCTTGAATTCGGAACCGAGAATCGTGCACCAACTCCGTGGATGGGGCCTGCGTTCTTCTCGGCGCGCGAGAAGGCCCTGAGCACTGTCGTCTACGAATTGAATCAAGGCATCGACAGGGTCATTCGGCGGTTGTCGAAGTCCAGTCAAGCATAAGGCGAGCCGACGTGTACCCGAAGGTGTTTAAGGCGCTGTCCGACAGCGCGGCAGTCACTGAGCTTGTCGGAACTTCTCCCGTACGTGCATACCGCCATGGAAGTGCTCCGCAAGGTGTACCTTCCCCGTACCTGACTTTCTCATTCCCCGGCGGCGCACCCGAGAACGCGCTTGAAGGCGCGTGTGCGGATCAGTTTCGCGTGCAGGTCGACTGCTGGTCAAAAGACGACGCCGAAGTGGAGAAACTCGCGAGCGCAGTTCGCGCCGCAGTGGAACCGTACGCCTTGTGCGTCGGGTACGTGGCCGACGAACGAGACACTCAGACCGAGAAATATCGAATCTCCATGGTCTTCGATTGGTGGCTGCCGCGTTGACGGTAGCCGAGTTGCTTTGTACTGAACCGCCTTCGGGCGGTTTTTCTTTTTCTGGAGCCGAGAATGGCCGCTGAAGAAATCATCAAGTCCCAAGGGACCGAACTCTACTTCGTCAAGCCGACGGCGCATACGGTCGAACGCGTCGTCTGCGCGACGTCGATCTCCGGCTTGGGGGGCGCGCGCGATCAGATTGACACCACGTGCCTCGATAACACCGGCGACCGCGAGTTCGTTGCTGGTCTGGGTAACCCGGGGCAGGTATCTGTGGCGTTCAATGTCCACAAGAACGAGGTGGCGCACGAAGACCTCCTCGCACTGAAGGAAAGCGGCGCAACGGTGTCGTGGGGTATCTATTCGTCCGACGGAACGACTGCCCCGACGGTCGACAGCAACGGCACGCTCCAAACCGTGACCGGCCGCGCATCGGCCATCTTCTCGGGTTATGTGTCGGACATCAATATCGACATTCAAGGAAACGACATCTGGAAGGGAACGATCACCATCCAGCGCTCGGGGAAAGTTACTTTCGACCTGAGCACGGTGTGAGGTGAGCATGCTCGACAAGTCGTTTTTCGTAAGCCCCGAAGTCGTCGGCAAGGACCTCGAACTCAAGGATGGTTCGACGCACAAACTGTACTTCCGCCGCGTGTCGTCCTACGACTACCAGCGTTTCCTGAACTGCCTACGCTCCTCGTCGATCGACGACCGAGGTATGGCCTATCACGTGCTCGTGGCAGCCAGCCTCTGCGATGCCGACGGAAAGGCGGCCCTGACGCTGGAGAAGGCAAAGGAACTTGAGGAGGCTGTTCTGGAGCGCCTGTTCGCCGCCGCACTCGAACTCAACCGGCGCGTGGAGGACGAGCAGGGAAACGCATAACGGCCCGGGGTGAGGAATGGCTTTGGCACGTGCTGGCGCTCGCGCTGGGCGGTCGAACAGTCGCAGAGTGGAAAGCATCCATGAGCGAACAGGAGTTCCAGCGCTGGGCCGAGTTCTACCGACAATGGCCGTTCGACGACTACCACCGGTTCTACCGGCCGGCGGCGCTGGTGGCCGGCGCCATGTCGTCAGGTGACGATCCTGAGCAAACCATGCGACTTCGCCTTGATTGGCTCCAGCCCAGCAACGAAGTGAAGCCGAAGCACACGCAAGCCGACATTGACCTCTTCCGCGCAGCGGGGCGCCGAGTATGACCATTGGATCTATCACAGTCGATCTTCTTGCGAAGACCGGCAGCTTTGAGACGGACGTCAATCGCGCCGCAAAGCTTGCCGAGAAGCGTGCCAAGGAAATTGACTCGGCGTTTTCGAAGCTTGGCGTCAGCATTGGTCTCGGGTTGACCGCTGCCGGCGGCGCTGCTGTTCTCCTCGGGAAGAACGCGATAGATCAGTTGGCTGCACTCGATGATGCGGCCCAGAAGACTGGCGCATCTGTAGAGAACCTGTCGAAAATTCAACAATCGACGATGGCGTTCAACCACAACTTCGAAGATGTGGAATCCGCCATTAGCAGGTTGGCCAAGGGCATGGCAAGTGTTGACGACGAAACAAATAAGACGAATAAGGCGCTGGCCGCACTAGGTATTTCCGCAAAAGATGCCAGCGGCAATCTGCGTGATCCCTCGCAAGTGTTGATTGACGTTGCGAAGAACCTTCAAAACTATCAGGACGGCGCTTCCAAGACGGCGCTCGTTACGGATTTATTTGGTAAGTCAGGGGCTAATCTGCTGCCGGTGTTGAATGATATGGCGGACAGCGTCGACGGCTTCACCGGCGCTTCGAAAGAATCGGCCGCTCAAGCGGCAGCGTTTCAGGACAACCTGAGCAAGTTGACGGGGCAACTCAAGACGCTCGCGCAGGAACTCGTCGCAAATGTGCTTCCATCGCTGAATTCATTGATCGGCCAGATTCAGGACGGCACCAAAGCGAGCGGCGGATTCATCGACGCATTGATGACGATGTCGACCATCAATCCGTTCAAGTCGATCGGATCGAACGTCAACACGTACATCGACCAGCTCGATAGCCTCAGAAAGGACCGCGAGCGAATATCGAAGAGCGGCGCCGACACCAGTGGCATCGACGATGCCATCAGGAACGCAGAGAAGAAACTTGCCTACCTGCGACTTCAGCAGCAACGGGAGGCGCTGGCACTTGGTGACGCTGCTGGTGGCGATAAATGGGATCAGTTGCTCAAATCGACGCCGCAGGTTCTTGACTATCAAAGTGGCAGGGAAAAGACGGCGAAGGAAGCTAAGGACAAAAAGTCTGAAGCGGACCGGTATCTTGAAAGTTTGCACAAGCAGGTGATCACCGTTCAGACATTGACCAGCGCGGAAGAAGCTCTCGCGATGATTCAGTCTGGCCGACTGGGCACTGTGACACAAGCGCAAAAGGAGCAAATCCTTACGGCCGCCACGCTTGTCGATTTGGCGAAAGACGGAGTCGAACAGGAAAAACAAAGGCAAGAGCTAATCGCCAAGGGCAAGAAGGTCTACGAAGACACCCTTTCGCCGTTCGAGCGGATGCAGAAGGATTACCAGGAATTGAACACCCTTTTGCAGGGCGGGTTTATCGACGCTCAGACATACGATCGTGCAATCACAGACGTACAGAAGAAGTTCGACGAACTGACCGACAAATCGAAAGCTGCCCAGTCGGATTTGGATGAGTTCGCAAAGAGTGCGGCGCAGAACATTCAAACCTCGTTCGCTGAGTTCCTCTTCGACCCGTTCAAGGACGGGTTGGACGGCATGCTGAGGGGTTTTCTCGACTTTCTCCGCAAGGCGCTCGCCAACGCCGCTGCCGCCAACCTCTCGCAAGCATTGTTCGGCGGGTTGGTTGGAGGTGGGGCGGGAAGTGGATTGCTCGGCTCGGCCTTCTCCGCTGCGCTTGGTGCGTATGGGGATGCCACTGGTAGCACAGTGGGGGGTGTCTACGGACCCAAGACGCAGGCAGGTCTTGATGATCTGATTTCGAAAGTCGGTTTCCGGGCGAACGGGGGACCTGTAACAGCCGGCCAGCCGTACATCGTTGGCGAGAGGCGAGCAGAATTGTTTGTGCCGAACACTTCCGGATCGATCGCGCCCTCTGTGCCGGGCGGAAATTCGATGACGGTGAAAGTAGTCACCAACGTCGACAACTCTGGAAATGCCCAGAGTCAATCGTCAGGCTCGGCGGATGCACTATCCAAGCAGCTGAGTGCACTTGTTAAATCGGCCGTAACTGATCAGTTGAACAAGGAACAACGGCAAGGTGGTGTGCTCTGGCGCATGCGGAATGGGAGAGCCTGATGGCGACAGAAACCTTTGATTTCTGTGTAAAAGTCGGATCGTCAGGCACGACTAACTTCAGGACGAGAAAGGCGCAGTACGGTGACGGGTATGAGCAGCGCGTGGGGGACGGGTTGAACGCGGCGGTGCAGTCGTGGACAGTCAGTCATACCAACACTGAGCCGAAACTTCGGCCGTTGAAAGAGTTTCTCGACCGTCACGCCGGATTCAAATCGTTTTACTGGACTCCACCTATGGGTGGACTTGGTTTGTATTACTGCGAGACGTACACCACGTCTGGTGAAGGCAATCAGGTATTCACTATCAGCGCCACTCTTCAGCAGACGTTCGCCCCCTGAAATGACGAAACAGACCATCAAGCTAGGAACGCCTCCCAAGGGTTCCGACGGCGACACCACGCGCGTTGGGTTTGAGAAGGCGAACGACAACTTCGATGAACTCTACGCGCGCGCGCAGACGAAGCTCACGAAGCCGGTCTCTGGTGCTGGCACCGTGGCTCTGACGGCCTCCGAGGCGCTGTCAGGGATTATCGACCTCACTGGGGCTCTGACTGGCGCGAGAGTCGTGACGGTGCCGGCAGACCCGCCGCAGGCATACACGGTGCGAAATAGCACGACAGGCACCTTCTCGCTGACGTTTCAGACGGCATCAGGCACGGGTGTTGTGCTGAAGCCTGGACAGTCTTCGATCGTTTTTTCTGACGGCGCGAACATCGTTGACCCGGTTGCCACCGGTGCGCCTGGGCGCCTCATCGGAATCCGTGTGCTCACATCAAGCGGCACTTACACGCCGACGCCGGGTACCAACAGCATTCTCGTCGAAGTGCAGGGCGCCGGCGGTGCTGGCGGGGGCGCAGCAGCCACAGGCGCGGGCCAGTTCGCTGGAGGCTCAGGCGGAGCTGCGGGCGCCTACGCAAAGTCATATCTGCAAAGTGGATTCGCTGGCGTTCCCTACGTGGTCGGTGCGGGCGGTGTAGGTGTGGCCGGATCCGCCGGCGGCACCGGCGGCTCGTCGAGCTTCGGCAGTTTGATCCTCGCTTGGGGCGGTTCGGGAGGTCTCAGCGCCCCGGCCGCATCAGGCGTGAATCTCAGTTC